ATCTTATAGATGAGGAAAATTCTACTTGGTGAAGGCCTAAACTCTAAAATATAGCAGGCATACATATCGTGGAATAACAAACTAATCGCAGTTCGAGCAATTACCAATCAGGGTACTAGGATACCTTAAAGGAGAAAACCATGGGATTCCAACTTAGTCCAGGCGTAGAGATCAAAGAGTTCGATTTTACAAACATCATCCCCGCTGTTGCTACTTCTTCAGGTGCTTATGCTGGAAGATTTCAATGGGGTCCTGCCGATGAAGTTGTAACCATCAGCAGTGAAAATGAATTAAAGAGTATCTTTGGAAAACCAAACAATGATAATGCGGCTGGTTGGTTTGCTGCTGCAAACTTCCTGTCTTACGGTAGAAATCTCAAGTGTGTTCGTGTTGTTAATGAAGATACCACATCGAATTCTGCTGTAAATGCAACGGGAGTTGCAGTAACTGGGCAACTAATCAAAACAACAAGCGAATACGATAATGAATCATCTTATGCAGCCGTTATTTCTGTTGCTGCTCGTTATCCTGGCACTTTAGGAAATTCTATTTCGGTATACTGGTACAATCACGAAACCGACCATGCATCTGAAACCACAAAAATCTACACGCAAACTGGCCTTCGTTTCAAGGATATTTTCAATCGCGCACCCAACACGAAAGATGGTCTTGGAGATGGACAAGTAACAGGTGGTTCTTCTTGGGCGGCATCAAATCTCAACAAGTTCGGTGATGAAATCAACCTTGTAGTCATTGACCGCACAGGAGACATCTCAGGCATTGCAAACAGTGTGCTAGAAGTATACGAAGGGTTTTCGGTATATCCTGGCGCAAAGAAATCAGATGGTGCTAGTAACAATCTGCTTCAAGTAGTTAATCTCAATTCAGAAATGATCTTTTTGGGAGACTTGTTTGAATTGCCAGACGCTACACCCGGCAGTGCAGTAAAACTTGCCGACATCACAACCGCAAGTACCATTACACCCGAGGCAGTTGGTTCAACCGGCGGTGCATTGCGTCTTACAGGTGGAGTAGAAGCGGAACCTGTACTAGGCGATTTCTTCGCCGCAGACGGTACTCGCGGATACGGACTGTTTATTGATGCTGAACAGGTTGATGTTTCGCTTGTTATTCTTGGCGCTCCAATTGGTGCCGCGGCTGACGCCGGTGCTAATGGTGGGATTCATACTGCTCTTGCCAAGCACCTGATTGAAGACATTGCAGAGGAGAGAAAAGACTGCGTGGTATTTGTATCTCCTCCCTATGGAGGCATCATGGATGCTTCAACTAGTGCAGCCGTTCTTAGCGCACTTCTTGACTGGAGAAACAACGATGAATGGGGCAGCGGCGGAACTCCATATACAGGATTCAACAAGTCCACATCCTATGCAGTATTGGATAGTGGATGGAAAAAGCAATACGATCCGTATAACGACCTGTACCGTTGGGTTCCCCTGAACGGCGATATTGCAGGATTGTGTGCCAGAACAGATACTGACCGTGATCCATGGTATTCGCCAGCAGGATTGAATCGTGGTCAAGTAAATCGTTCAGTAAAGTTGGCTTTCAATCCAAGCAAAACTCACCGAGATGAACTCTACCAAGCAGGAATCAATCCTGTGGTATCTTTCCCCGGCCAAGGCACGATTCTCTTTGGAGACAAAACTGCTCTTGCCAAGCCAAGTGCATTCGACCGCATCAATGTGCGCCGACTGTTCATTGTGCTGGAGAAGGCAATCGCCACAGCATCAAAGTTCCAACTCTTTGAATTCAATGACGAGTTCACACGCTCTTCGTTTGTGTCGCTTGTAGAACCATTCTTACGAGATGTTCAAGGACGCAGAGGTATCTTTGATTTCAAGGTGGTATGCGATTCAAGCAACAACACCCCCGAAGTAATTGATGGTAATCGTTTCGTTGCAGATATTTTCATCAAACCTGCTCGTTCTATCAACTTTATGACACTAAACTTTGTAGCAACCCGCACAGGAGTTGACTTTGCTGAAGTTGCAGGTGGTGTAGGAAGAATTCAGTAATCAATCAACTGTAAAAGGAGAATAACCCATGCCAATCGACATAACATCATTTGCAGCAAACCTAAGTGGTGGCGGCGCTCGTCCAAACCTATTTCAAGTCTTTTGTGGTAGCGCACCAAAGATTGGTGGAAGCCAGTCATTGACTAATATGACATACTTGTGCAAAGCAGCATCAATTCCTCTATCAGAAGTAACCAAAATTGCTGTTCCGTATCGTGGCCGCAACATCTATGTTGCGGGTGTTCGCCAGTTTGAAGAAACATGGAACACCACAGTCATCAATGACACCGACTTCCTTATTCGCCGCGCGATGGAAGCATGGCAGAATGCCATCCACTCACACGAAGGTAACATCGGTTCAAGTGATCTAACGAAATATAGCACTGACATCACAGTGACACAACTGCACCATCTTGATGGCAAGGGGTTGCGTACCTACAAGTTCAAGCACGCTTGGCCAACCCAAGTTGCTGCAATTGAACTTGCAGCAGATAGCAACGATGCCATTGAAGAGTTCGAGATTCAATGGGCATACTCGTGGTGGACGGTGGAGGAGCCGCAAGAGCCCAGCGTTGAAGGTCGTGGAAGTACAGAGATAACTACTTCTTGATCGTAGTGACATAGGTGAGAGGATTAAATTATGGCTTTGAGCGATCTATTTGGCTTTCCACTTGGAAAACGGCGCAAGGATAACGAGGTTTCACCAAACGGGAGCGACAGCAGACTAAAATCTGTTGTCGCTCCTAATCTTGATGATGGAACCGCATCTGTAGAGATTGCACCGTCAGGATTTTATGCGTCTACTCTGGACCTTGATGGTCAGATCAGAGATGAAAACGCACAAATCACCCAATACCGAAGCATGATTAACCACGGCGAAATTGAAAGCGCCGTGGATGATATCATTAATGAAGCAATCGTAACCGAAGAAGGAACTCCAACCGTTCGGTTGATTCTTGATGATGTTGAAATGCCTGATAAGGTGAAAGATGCTATTCGTGAGGAGTTCGACAAGATCCTTAGAATGCTCGACTTCAACAATCGCGGATATGAAATATTCCGTAAGTGGTATGTGGATGGTCGTATCTATTTTCACATGATTGTTGATCCTGCACAGCAAGCCAAAGGGATTCAAGAATTGCGTTTCGTTGATCCCATCAACATTCGTAAGGTGCAAGAAGTCAAGAAAGAGAAGCAACCAGGCACAAACATCGACTTGATAGGAGATGTGGTTGAGTACTTCCTGTTTACTCCTGAAACTAAACCAGGCATGGGAACTGGTCAAGCAGTCAAGATCAGTCCCGAGTCTATCTGCTACATCAACTCAGGACTATTTGATCCGCAGAAAAAACTCATTACCAGTTATCTGCACAAAGCAATCAAACCGCTGAACCAGTTGCGTATGATTGAAGATGCTGTAGTGATCTATCGCATCTCTCGCGCACCTGAGCGCCGTATCTTCTATATCGACATTGGTTCTTTGCCCAAGATGAAGGCAGAAGAGTACATGAGAAGTCTGATGAACAAGTATCGTAACAAACTGGTTTACGATGCTGCAACAGGCGAACTCAGAGATGAGAAGCGTCACATGAGTATGCTTGAAGACTACTGGTTGCCTCGCCGTGAAGGTGGAAAAGGCACCGAGATTCAAACACTGCCAGGTGGTCAAAATCTCAGCGAGATGCAGGATGTGGAATACTTCAAGAAGAAACTCTATCGTTCGCTGAATGTTCCCATTTCTCGTCTAGAAAGTAACAACGGTTTCAATCTTGGTCGCTCTAGCGAAATTACAAGAGATGAACTCAAGTTCTCTAAGTTTGTCAGCAAACTACGCAGCAAGTTTAATGGGTTGTTCTTGCAGATTCTGCGTAGACAACTCATGCTCAAGAAAATCATTCGCCCAGAAGAGTGGCCTGATATTGAGTTCAGGATTCACTTGGACTATTTGCGCGATTCCCACTTTACTGAGTTGAAAAATGCAGAGATTATGAAAAGCAGACTGGATTTGTTAACCTCAGTGGACAACTATGTGGGACGATACTTCTCTACTGCATGGGTTCGTAAAAATATTCTCATGCAACCTGAAGAGATGGTTGCGGAACTGGATACACAAGTGACCAATGAAAAGAAAGATGGCATTATTGGTGGTGAGCGCGACACTGCTCAAATCAAGACTCGCATTGATGCACTTGAAACCATTGACAAGTATATTGGCAAGTATTACTCGCTTGGATACATTCGCAGAAACATTCTGCAACAGAATCCATCTGAGATCGCTGCCATGGATAAAGAGATTGAAACAGAAAAGGCTTTGGGTATCAAGCCAGAACCTCGTCCTGATCTCATCAGGGCGCTTGGTGGTGCAAAAGCATACGGTGCAGGATACGATCAAAGTCCCAACGATGTCACCAAAGATGTGGACACAGGGTTAGACACTATTGGATCAGACAAAGATCCGTCCATGAGTGTTGATCCTAACGATCCAAATGCTCCACAGGTCACACAATCAACTGCTCCTACCAATGGCGGCATAGGGAGCGCCGCAGTGCAAGATACTGCTTTGAATGGAGCGCAAGTAGAGAGTCTGCTCGTCATTGTCACCAATACGAAAATGGGACTGTTGCCCAAAGAAGCAGCAAAGGCACTCGTTGGTGCAGCATTCCCGTCACTTAGACCTGAACAAATCAACGCCATCTTTGATCCCATTGAAGTGGATAAGGCACCACCTCCTGTGGTTCCACAAGCACCAAACATTCCTGGCGCAAAATCTGCTGCTCCCAAAGCACCAAAGAAACCAAAGGTGTAATCAATGCCAACTCCAATCTATGACATCTATGCCGAGCAAGGTGCCAAGTTAGAAATTGAGTTTTTGTACGAGGACTCAAATGAAAACGGAGTGAATCTGACAGGAGCATCAGGATACACCCATGGCCATATGCAGGTAAGACGATCCACAGAAGAAACAAGCACAGAAGTGATTTTGGAAGTGGAAGATGATGATGCTTCGGTGTTGGGAGTCACAGGATACTCAGGAGAATTTACCTTGACATACGGGGGAATCACAGGCAATATCCTGTTAGAAGTGGATGCAGAAACCATGGCCTCGGTTCCACCTGGCAAGTACTTTTACGAGATTCAGTTGATTGCATCATCAAATCCGCTGAAATTGCTACGAGGACGATTCATTGTGGAGCCAGGAGCGATACGATGAGATATCGGGTGCGAATAACACAAGCCAGAACTCCACTTGTAATTGTTAGAACCATAAATAGGATTACGATACGGCAGCAAACGCCTGAATCCCATGTGGTTTGGTTCTGATCATAAGGAAAATATATGGCTACCAACAATACAATTAAAATCAAGCGTAGCACTGGCACAACTGCACCCGAAGCCGGCACAGATATTGTGATTGGTGAACTTGCCACCGCGATGGATAGCACCAATAACGGTGCAAGCAACAAAGTATATCTTGGCATCCAAAACGCAAACAATGACACCACAGCAGTTGCCATTGGCGGTAAATACTACACCAGTATCATCGATTCTTTAGTCTCAGGAACGCTACCCGACGCGAACTTCACAATACCTCAAAGTCTAACTATTTCAGGCAATCTCACCGTTAACGGCGCTACTACCACAGTAAACTCTACCACCATCACAGTGGTTGATCCTGTGTTTACACTTGGTGGAAATACGCCTCCAAGTAGCGATGACGACAAAGATCGCGGTATTGCTTTCCGTTGGTATGATTCGGTGGGTAATATTGCTCGTCTTGGATTCATGGGATGGGATGATAGTGTCGGAGCCATTGTTCTTCGGGCCCAAGCAACCAATTCGGGCGAAGTGTTTTCTGACAATACTAATGTAGGCGAAGGCGGCAGCGTCGGCGGCAATCCCAAAGCCAGCCTGCATATGGGAAATTCTCTCACATTGTACGCGAATACGCTGGCCGATGTGGCCGGTTCTACTTGTACTTTTTCTTGGAGTGGTGTCCCCACGGCCGCGGCGTCGAGTGTCCTCGAATTAAGCATTCCGCAGATGAGCGGCGTGAAGACACTCATCACCACAGGAAATCTAACCGCAATCACAACCACAGGAACCATCACAAGCGGTACATGGCAAGGTAGTGTGATTGCAGGACAGTACGGTGGTACAGGAGTAGCAAACACAGGCAAAACTCTCACGCTCGGAGGAAACTTTACACACACTGGAGCGCACACTTTAGAACTTACCACCACAGCAAACACAAGTGTAACACTTCCAACCACAGGCACACTAGCAACTTTGGCAGGAACAGAAACACTTTCCAACAAAACCATTGACGGTGGATCATTCTGATAGGAGACTTTCATGCCAACAAGTAAAACCATTCTAACTCAAATCTTAGACGAAAACATCATTGACGCCAAACAGAGCATTCATACGCTGCTGGCACAAAAAGCCAAGGTGTACTTGGAAGACAAAAAGCGTTGCATTGCTTCCATCACCTACGGCCCTTGCTCGGAAGCAAACGGAGAAGGCAACTGCGGATGCGATGAACAAGTTGAAGAAGATTGCGGCTGCAAAGAAACCGATGTTTGCGAGGGTGAAGAGTTGAAGGAAGGCAAAACCAACGATCTGCTTGATGCCATGGAAAGGGCATACAAAAAGGGAGGACTCAAGGGCACCATCGCTGGCGGAAAAGTATTCGGTCTACTTGACCCAACAACCGTTGAGGAGATTCTTGATGATGCCAAGGATTTCTTTGGGAAGGATCTCAAGTACGCATCACAGGAGATCAAGGGTTTCCTGAAACCGCAGGACTACGCCAAGCACAAGATTCACTTGGAAGAGGCTGATGAAAACAAACTCACCGACAAGCAAAAGAAACTTGACAAGAACCACAATGGTATTCTTGACAAGCAAGACTTTTTGATTGTCCGTGGCAAAAAGAAGAAGAAAGACGAGGACTAAACATGAAACTCATTACAGAACACACAGACGATATCCAAATCATCACCGAGGAGAAGGAAGGCAAAAAGTCTTACTTCATAGAAGGTGTATTCATGCAGTCAGATATCAAGAATCGCAACGGGCGCGTATACCCCACCTCTGTGCTTGTAAAAGAGGCAACCCGCTACAACAAAGAGTTTGTGGAGGCTAACCGTGCCATGGGAGAGTTGGGACATCCTGAAGGCCCACAACTGAATCTTGATCGCGTATCACACATCATCAAAGAGATGAAGATTGACGGCAAGAACATTTGGGGCCGTGCCAAGGTCATGGATACCCCATATGGTAAAATCGTCAAGAACATGATTGATGAAGGAGTCAAGTTTGGCGTTTCCTCTCGCGGAGTAGGATCGTTGAAAACAACCAAAGATGGCATCAACGAAGTGCAAAATGACTTCAATCTGGCAGCAGTAGACATCGTAGCAGACCCATCTGCACCTGATGCTTTTGTGGAAGGTGTCATGGAAGGCAAAGAATGGGCACTAGAAAATGGCAATTGGAAGCAGATTGAACGCATCCGAGAAACCATCAAGCGTACACCCAAGATCAACTTGGACGAGGCAAAACTGCAAGCATTCAATGCCTTCTTGCGGGGCCTGTGAAAATCAGAGTAGGCATAAATAGTTGCGGTTTCATTACCTAAAGGAGACACCAAATGAGCAATTCCAAAGACACTGTGAAAAAGACCCTGCGAGAAAGTGTAGAGTCAGTAATTGATGAATCAAAAGTTGCGGAAGGTAAACTTCCCCCTTGGCTAGAAAAGAAAAAGAAGGGCAAGGGCAAAGAAGAAGACATGGAAGAGGCCAAGAAGTCCAAAGAAGAGGATATGGAAGAGGCCAAAGCCAAGAAGTCTGATGATGAAGCAGAGGAAATGGAAGAGGCCAAGAAGAAGGTTGTGAAGGAAGAAGAATGCTCATGCGATGAAGACGATGATCTTCCGTATTGTGATGACTGCGAAGATGAAGAAATGGAAGAGGCAAAGAAGTCAGAACCAAAGAAGATGAAGGAACATCTTGCTCCTCTCTTTGATGGTCAAGAACTTTCAGAAGACTTCTAGATCAAGGCTGAAACCATTTTCGGTGCTGTGATCGCCGAGCGCGAAGCAGCAATCAAAGAACACTACGAAACAGCACTGGCAGAAACAGTTGCTTCCACGCAATCTGATCTGGCTGAAAAAGTAGACGAATACCTGTCGTATGTGGTTGAAGAATGGTACAACGAAAACAAGATTGCAATAGAACGCAGTCTTCGTGCAGAGATTGCAGAGAACTTCATGGAAGGTCTTCGTAATCTGTTCACCGATAACTTCATCACCATTCCTGATGAAAAGGTGGATGTACTGGAAGTAGCAAACACCAAGATTGATGAGTTGACTTCACAGGTCAATGAAGAGATCAAGAATGGCATGGAAAAGACAAAGCGTATTGACGAGTTGGAAGCCAAAATTGCTTTCTCTGAGTCAGTTGCTGGCCTAACCTTGTCTGAGGTCGAGAAACTAAAGGGACTTTCAGAAAGCATTGAGTTTGATACAGTCGATGAGTTCAAGACCAAACTCGGTGTGCTGAAAGAAACTTATCTCAAGACACCAGTACAAGAGACTCGTGATACACTCGTAGAAGATTCGTCAGCATCACCCGATGCACAATTGTCACCTGCAATGCAGGCTTACACTCGTACACTCGCAAAGTTTCGTAACTAACAATTCCCTCATCCGAGGATAACAAGGAGATTTAAATGGAAAAGATTGCAAACGCATCGCTTCTCACAGAAAAGTGGGCACCTGTTCTGAACCACGCTTCAGCCGGTGAAATCAAAGATCAGTACCGTAAAAATGTCACCGCAGTTCTTCTAGAGAACACCGAGCGTGATCTCAGAGAAGTTGCTGTGAACTCGCTTTCAGCGACAGGCGCAAGCGGAAGTGACCCATCACTGGGTAACATCGCTTCGTTCTCACCTGTGATGATTTCGCTCGTTCGCAGAGCATTACCAAACATCATCGCTTACGACATCGCTTCTGTGCAGCCAATGAGCGGTCCTACAGGACTCATCTTTGCTATGCGCTCGAAGTATGTGAAGGGTGGATCGGTTGGTAACGAAGCCCTGTACGATGAACCCGATACCGACTTCTCTGGCGCTCGTCCTGTAACTGGCTCCGGCCGTACAGCCAATAGCGTTGGTGCAGGTGGACTCACCGGCGACACCGAAGTGAACAATTCAAATGATCCTGATGCTGAAGGTGGTCGCGTACACGGCGGTGGATACGGTATCCATGGCGCTGCTGCTACCGATCCACTCTCTGCCAACTACTCAGTTGGTGGTGGTATGACCTCTTCGCAACTTGAAAAGCGTGGAGAGACAGCAACTCCATTCTCTGAGATGGCATTCACCATTGACAAGGGAACGGTAACTGCACAGGCTCGCGCTCTGAAAGCAGAGTACACCACAGAACTCGCACAAGACCTCAAGGCCGTTCACGGACTTGACGCTGAGAGCGAACTGTCGAACATTCTTTCGACAGAAATTCTCGGTGAAATCAACCGCGAGATCATCCGTACTGCTTATCTCACAGCCATCACAGGTTCAAATGTTGACAACGCTGCTTCCAACACAGGAAACGGTCGTTGGATGGTGGAACGCTTCAAGCACTTGGTGTTCCGTATCGAGCAAGAAGCCAACACAATTGCCAGAGCAACTCGCCGCGGCAAGGGCAACTTCCTCGTATGCAGCACCAATGTTGCATCCGCTCTGTCGCTCGCCGGTCTGCTTGACTACAGCAGCCCATTCAACGGCAGCAGCGTTGCAATGCCTGACGAAACAGGTGATCTGTTCGTGGGTACTCTGAACGGCCGCATCAAGGTGTATGTTGATCCTTTCGTAACCGCAGACTATTGCATGGTTGGTTACAAGGGAAGCAACCCATATGACGCAGGTATGTTCTACTGCCCATATGTGCCGCTACAGATGGTTCGTGCAGTTGATACCAACACATTCCAGCCCAAGATCGCATTCAAGACTCGTTACGGTATGGCAACAAATCCATACAACATTGATGCGAGCAGCGGTGTATACACCAACACCGATCTCAACATCGGTGGAGTTTCTTCGCTGACCCGCAACAACAGATACTTCCGTATCTTTGCGGTAAGCAACATCTCTGGTTGATTGTTAGGTAACTGAAACCAAACGGGCGGGGAGGAGAAATCCTCCCCGCTTTCTTTTGGATACATATCAGGGAGAAACAATGGCTAATTTCAAAGCAAATACCCATAGTGAAAATTATCTGTACCCGACTGCTTTTAAATTTTCGGTTACAAAGTTGCCTGGAGTTACATATCATTGCCAAAG